TCTACCAGGACCTTGTTATCATATTCAACACCTTCTGTATCCAAGATTTGTTGGATACGTTTGAAGAACTTTGCTGCGAGTTGTGGTTTGTCTTTCCCTTTAATTCCGAATTCGACCACCGCACATCGGGAGTGGAGAGGTTCGATAATTTTGTTTTTGAAATTGCAGGTGAAGATGAATCTGCAGTTGTTATAAAATGTCTCAATATTTGCCCGTAGGAGGAGCTGTACATCGTGGGTCGTGTTGTCAGCCTCGTCAATAATGATGACTTTGTGCTTTGCTTCAGTTGCAGAAAGAGAGACGGTCGAAGCAAAGTTCTTTGCTTGATTCCGCACCGTGTCAAGAAATCGTCCTTCATCAGATCCGTTAATAACGTAGTAATCTACCCCCAGTTGCTCACAGAGTGCCTTTGCCACTGTAGTTTTACCACAACCAGCAGGTCCCGCAAGTAGCAAGTTAGGGATTTCTTGCTTATTTAGAAAGTCCTTGAACATACTCTTTGTATGCTCAGGAAGAATACAATCATCAATGGTTTTGGGTCGATACTTTTCAACCCAAAGAAAGTCAGTCTTGTTCATAATTAATTAAAGTTGTGCAGATTGTGCCAGACAGCACCGATGCTCATGTGACCATGGAAGTATCCTGCTACTATAATAGCAAGAGTTGAGCAAATAGTCAAAGCAAATGGGATAATTCCTTTGGGGAATTCCCTCCGAGCAATCTCAGTGATGAAGTAGGTCTGGTCCTTCATCTCATCAGGCAGTTCCTCAGACCATGTGAACTCAGAACTTGTTTCATCAAGAGTTGGTTCAAACATTTCATCAACCTCAACTAGGTAAAGAAGAGTTGGTGTATGAGTTGCTCTTGCTTCTTCAACATCAGGGAACATATAGTTTGAGAATCCTACAAGTTTGAAATTTGGATAGTATCTTCCAACCTCTCTGATGTGAACTCTTTCAGCAAGTTCTTGAATGGTTTCCTTAAACCTAAGTCTTCCTCCAATAACCCAGAACACACCCTTTACAGGTTCTTGTGTTCGTTTGATTAGAAGAAATTTATTCTTATATCTAAACGCAAAGTCCACGCAAAAAATTGGCATGGACTTCATTATCCTTTGGTATTCTTCTTCTGGTATAAACATTTTAAGTTATCCACATTTGAATAGTATATCGAGGTTCATCACATAAAGGTGAAATTTGAGTTACAGCATGTTTTTGTTCTGCATCACTAATGATCATCATATTTTGTTGTGGTGAAATTGCTCTCATAACAATTGGATGATCATCATACCATAAAAAAAGTCCTCCGTGATTTTGATTCCAAGTTTCATTCAAATATATTGTAGCACCTATTCTATGATCATAACTATCATTATGAAATGAAATTCCAGAATTAGGTTGCCAAATATAATATTGAATTAGATACTCAGACTTATCAGAAAAATATTCATCATGCAAATCATGAACTAACATCTCATGGGTTTTTTCAGGAACATAAGATTGTAGACAAGATCCCACAATACCATCTTTTATATTTTCATTCCAACGAAGATGACTAGATCCCCAAACCTGTTTTGTAGATAATTCAATTATTTCTTTTTGACAATGTTCTAACAATTCACTAGATAAAACATTAGTACATACCTGCATATCATACCCACTCTGGTTTACGATGGGGCAACCGAAGGTAATTATCTTTTACCCAAGGTTTAGAAGCAATATACATCTTATATTTGTCGTAGATGGATATTGATGTATCCAATTTAAACTCATCAGGTCCTGCAAACACAAAATCTTTAGGACCCTTTCCACTACGTCCTGTAGGATCTCCAGTGGGAAGAATTTCCTTTGCAGCATTCAGAGTTGTGAAGCAGGTATGAACCTTACCATAACGAGCAGCATACTCCGAACAAAGAGCAAATCCATGAGCAAGTAACCACTGCCAGTTCATTACATAATCGTTTGCCCAAATAGTACAAGGATGATTACGAAAAGCACCCTTCTCAGTGGCATAGGGAGTACCGTCCGCCTTGGGAAGAGTGCCAAATCCATGACCCCATTTGTCAGAACACACAATAGCAAGCATCTGACAAGTCTCTAGAGGCATCTTGACAATGTGTTTATCAGGAAGAACCCTTGCAGACTTCCAAGGATCGGGGTCAGTGACAAAGATGTTCATTTGTAATTTGAGTTTAAAAGTTTTCTACACTGGTATTTTGATGGTGAATGACCAGTGTGGATGTATGTACCATCAAATAATATCAGACGATTTGGTTTTGGTTCAATAGATTCTTTAATTGTTAATGAAAAGTCATCAACATGAGAAATTCCTTTTCTGTTAGGAACTTTTTCATTAAAGATTACAGTGTTTCCATCAGTTTCATTTAAATAAAACACTGAAGAATAATGGAAACCTTCATAGTCTACATGAGGACCATGCATTAGATTGGTGGGATTCCACACAGTTAAGTCTGCCCTAATACGCAGGATAGAACTAGCACGAAGTTTATCTTTCACCATCAATGCAAAAGGATAAACTGAACTAGTCACTTCTTTTGAGCAGTTATTGTTAAATTTTCCATCATAAAATATTGATACATTAAATCCAAATGAATTATTTTTTTCTAATCCATTTATAGAATATCGATTTCTATCAGGATATGAGGCATCATCACTATAATACCATGGAAAATTATCGTCACCAAAGACATTCTCCGACAAATGTTTAAAATATGACGGAGAAAGAAAATCATCAATAACTTCTACAAAATTAGTCCTCATAAGATGAATCAGGTTCAAGGGCAATCCAATAAGTTAGGTTCTTATCAGAATTTACAAACTTAGATAAAAGTTTCTTAGAGATAGAAACATTGTAACTACCAGGAAGAATCTTAATGTTTTCTACCTTGAAGTTGAAACTAAACTTGTGCTCTGTCTCACCGACAATGATTGAGAAATCGTTGGATGTATCATTCTTACGGTCAGATACTACTAGTTTTACAACACCATTCTCACCAACAACAGATAGATCTGGAAGTTGATAAACAGCAGATGCTTTGAGAAGTTTGTCTAGTTGCTGAGTATTGAGATCGAAAGAAATTTCCTCAGAAGTCAGAACAATATCTTTCTCAGGAGGACTGATGATCACATTAGGATCAGCAAAGAAATACTTAGAACGCATCTTACCTTCACGGATGACCATGTAGGAATCGTTCTCAATATCAAGTTCGGGACTCTGGTGCAGACTTAGACCATTTAGAAACTGGTTAAGGTCGTAGATACCAAAGTCTTTAGGAAACTCTTCAGTCACCTCAACTTCAGCAAGAATGTTCTTCATCACACTAATGGTGCGAAGTTTCTTACCCTCTTTGAATAGAAGGGACTGGTTAATGTTAGAAAAGTTTTTGAGAATATTTACAGTTGAATCAGAAAGTTTCATAATCACCTTTGGGTTGTTTGTGTAGACCAGAGAAGTGGTAAAGAAGAATGCAATAGTGAATTGCTTTTAGGATGTCTTGCTTAGACTTTCCACCCTTCTTACCAAAACGAGAAAGATATTTGATTGCATTAGAACGACAGAATGGTTCTGCATCACCAATACTCTCAATCAGATCAAGTGTCTGAGTCTTACTCTCTTTAGAAGTGTAATGTGCTTGATAAGTTGAAGATAGGTATTCACGTACCTCCTTCATGGTTAGATCTTCCTCATACTTCCAAAAACCATTGGTTGCAAGTTGATCAAGATTTAGGTCAATTCGGTCTTCACTCATGGATGAAATAGGCATATTGATGTTAAGAGTATCACTGAAGTTAATATAATCATCAGAGATAGGTCGGTCGTCTGCTAGAGGACGACCATCATTGTTAAAGAAACTCAGTTCTTCGTCACTAGATCCGTACATTTCGTCGTATAAAAAACTCCAAGAAGTCATAATAATCCTTTCAAATTATATCAGGAAAAGTTGTGTGAGTCAAGAGATTGTTTTTGCTCTTCCTCAGAAGGCATCTGGAACTCAGAATCAATCTTGTCGTAAAGTTCGATGAAGGACTGCTTGGTTTCATCATCAAAACGATTAACACAAACACCGATTGCCTTTGCCTTGTCCTTGAAGATACTGAAAGCACGGACAATGTGAACTAGACGACGAGTGGAGATGATCTCATCAACACCACCATCATAGAAAGTTTTACGGATAATGTCAGCCCAATCAGCAAGACGTTTGTAGAAATCTACTTCTGCAAGACCAAGTTCTACACCAACGTTGTAAAGAATCTTCATTTCAGTGGTGGGAGAAGGATATGCTTGCTCAAAGGTAACAGGGAAACGTTCTAGGAAGGCTTCGTTGAGCACGTTAGTTCCAATGAATCGCCCGTCGTCTGAACCTTTACCTTTAGTGTTGGCTGTGGCAATGACGTTGAATCCACTTGCAGGATCAACCCGTCGTCCGATTTTCTTAAGGAATACTCCTTTTCCTTCAAGGATAGATTGGAGACAGAGAATTTTATTACTGGCAAGGTCGATTTCGTCAAGGAGCAGAATAGCTCCTCGTTCGAGTGCCTCCACGACTGGGCCATTGTGCCAGACGGTGTTCCCATCAACAAGACGGAAACCACCAATAAGATCGTCTTCATCAGTTTCAATAGTAATGTTTACACGGATAAGTTCCCGACCCAGTTGAGCACACGCTTGCTCCACACCGAACGTTTTGCCATTACCAGACAAACCCGTAATGAACGTTGGATAGAACAGATTGGACTTGATAATTTTTTTAATATCACTGAAGTTACCAAAGCTGACGAAGGTATCATCTTTTTTAGGAATAAGGTTTTGTTCAATTGCAGGCATTGCTGCAGGTGCATTGTAAGTCACTTCAAGATCCTTTACTGTCTCCTTTGTAACTTCTAGGTTCCACTTACCACGACCAACTTTGAAGTCAACCATTTTATTGGTGATGGTTTGATAGTTATTTCCATTCATAGCACACCATGCACGAATATCAGATGCAGTGACTTGATTGCCATACAATGCCTGAAGAGAAGTGCGGATGTACTCAGAAGAGACGGTCATTTGCTTTGTTTGAACTGAAGTTATTATAGTCCAGAACTTAGGTCGTCGGCACCGTCTGAGGACAGTTCACGAAGTGGCACACCCTTATGTTTAATCATACATGCTTGCCTAATCCATGCTGTAGATAAACTGACTATTTCAGCACAAGATGTATTATTTTTTCCGCAGTAAGGACATGCGGTTGTTCTAAATCTTTCAGTCATCAACTTTTATCCAAGAGAGTGTATCACTAAAATAGGACATGCATCCTTCGGTAGATTTTCCTTCCATAAAATCATAAACAACTTTATCCATATGTGATCCATTATTGCCACAGTCATGGACTCCTACAATTCCACCAGGAGAAACCTTTGGATACCAAGATTCCAACTCATTCGCAAGTTGATCCTCAGATAAATGAGCATCAAACCATATAAAATCAATTGAATTATCTTCAAATTTTTTCACAGATTCTATAGTATCACCATAAATTATATTGAGTTTTTCTTGAAGAAAATTGGGAAGAAAACTAAAATTTTTTCTTGCAGCAAGTTTTAAAAAATTAGCACCATCAGCATTCACTTCAACATAAGGTTTTACAGTATCTTTATAAGGAAGATAATTATCTATTGTATAAAGTTTTTTTATACTTGGACAATTCTCCAATAAAGATGAAGTTGAAGATCCCCAATTAGTTCCTAACTCAACTACGGTTTCGCATTGAAAGATATTAATTAATGGGAACAAACTTTGACAAGAAGCATATTTTTTATCTATGAAATTTTGTTCTTCATTGACCCATTGAAGAACATCTTCAATTGTCTGTTTATCTAATACAATATTTTTATAATTCATGCGATCATAGAAACGAATTCATTTAGAACTTTTTTGTTTGCCTTTTTAGTCTTCAAAGATTTGACAAAAGCAGATTTGATCTTTGCTTTTGTTGCACCCTCATCAACTTCAAAGTCTGACTGGTTAGAAAGATCGGATCCAGAAAGTCCAATATATGTATCATATCCAGAGTTTTTGATCATGACACAACGATCTTTCTTCCACTTAGATTTGAGTGATTCAGTTTCTTCCCACGTTTCTGAATGAAGACGGATGAAAGATCCAGAGTCACGACCTTCAAGAACACGAATACCAACAAAGTTTGTGTTGGGGAAATTATCTTTCAAGTTAGTAAGAAGAAGATTGGTAAAAGAAACATATGCAGAATCGTGATAGTTTACCACTTTGTAAGTATTGCCAATCTTACGATCACGAATATAGCAGTTAGCATGTAGACGTTGAGTTCCAAGATGTTGTTCACCATTAGGATATGTCACCTCAGAATGACGATTGCAAGGTGCTGCTTCACCATCAGTCAGAACAATGCACTGAACTTTTTCAAGAGAGTATTGCTTCTTAAAAGCAGGAATAATATTGTGAAGAGAAATTAGTGCTTCATTCAAAGGAGTTCCAGAAAGACCCATACGAGCAGGAACACCATATTCAACATACTTAGTGAAACCAAATGCAATTCGATGCAAAGACTTCATCTGCTTTTCAAGAACTCGA